CTATATAATTCTCAATAATTGCAGAAGATATTCGCCTTCTATTCTACCCTCGTCTTCAGATCCCCGTTCTCTTTGTCCAAAAGCCCGAAAACCATTACGATTATAAAAATCCAGTAACTTGGGGGAATCTTCACATTCAAGATAAACAACTTTTCCGCCTAAGATAACTTGCGCAGCTTTTACTTTATTAATAGCCATTTGTAATAGCTCGTCACCTGTGAGCAATTTGTTTAAACCCTCAGTAAAGTTTTTTCCTAACTGAGCAATCAAGGGGGCAGTTAACATATATCCCTTGTTAGATGTATCCCGAGTTCCGAATTTTGATATCTTTTTACGAAGTGTTGTGGATATCCCCGAGTCTTTTATCATTATAAATTTACTAGTTAAAGAATAATACCCAACTAATCGCGGTTCATCTTTGTGTTGCATAAAAACTAGCTGAGTTTGGGTAATTGATTGTTTGGCAAACTCAATTGCGCGGTATTTAAGGAAATACTCTACGTCTTTCCCTTGAGGACAAGAAAAATCCGAAATGATTACTTTTGTTTCCTCTTCCCCGAGTTGATTAATCATATTTAGCAAAGGGATTTCAACGAAGCCTTTTATCAACTCTTTTTGAAGATCTCCTTAATCATGTCTCCGGTGATCTCTCGATGAGCTTTTGATAAAGGTTTATCAACGCTCCGTTTTTTATTAGCATTTTCAAGCGCAGAAATCAACTGTCGGCTGCTTTTTTTATCTCTTATGACAATATTCTGGGTGATACTACTCGTAGCCATAACCGTTGACCCCCTTTCTGCTTTTATGTATTATATGCAACATCCCTTGCTTTATGTACCTAATTATAGCCTTTATACCCGAAAAGTAAATCGAAATCCCGCCCTTTTTTGAACAATATGTGAACAAATTTTGACGCGTTCCCATATGTAGTTTTTTGCTGATTTTAAAATCAATATATAGATGGCCGATGTTTTGGTTACGTCTATTCATTCCCATCTGTGATCATTATAATACGGAATGATAATGCCAAAGTCGGTCTTTTAGTTGTTTTCAGTAGGATATTCGTCAGCTTTTTGGAAGAACCAAAAAAAAGAACCCTGTCAGCCTAAGCCAACAAAGGTTCCTTTTTACCGATGCCCTCGGTTTTGATGTTATTATATTCCACTTGGGACATTTTGTAAATCTACCTTTCAGATTCAATTGCCTGCAGCTGCTTCTCCAGCTCCGCGATCCGGTCGGTATTGCCGCCGATCAACTTAAGGAAGTTCTTCCGCAGTCGATACATCATGACCACCTGCTCCTCCCGCGTGATCGGCGCACCTGGCCGGTTGCCGTCCACATAACCGTTTTTCTGCATCTCCCCCCAGGCAGGAGCTGCCCACGGACTGACCACATTAATATCACGCTCTTTTGCTTCCCTCACTGGCTCTGATCCTCCTTTCACGACATCGTATTGATACAGGTTGTACTCATCCATAATGGCAATCAACTTATTCGCATACTTCGGATCCGTAGCGTAACCGGCCTTCTGGATCTCCCTCGCGGCCGTCTTACCGTCCACCCCGATAACCTTCTTGTATTTGTTACGGTCCCAGCTAACCCCGTTCAAGATCAGCTTGGTATGATCGGCGATGGACTCGCCCCAATTGTTATAGGCACGAAAAGCGGCGTCTACTTTGATCGGCTTTCCTTTGACATACTCGGTTGTTGACATCGTGCAGCTGCCGGCAGGCCCCTTCCCCTTGATCCCGAAGAGGTTATTCCCTTTCTTCGTTAATCCGGATGTTCCCCAGGCGCTTTCGAGCGCAGCCTGGGCAATGATCAACGATGCGGGGATAAACGTATTCTTCATGTCAGCAATGGCGAAAAGGGCGATTTTCTGGACAAAGGCCTGTTTGCTACTCATCGGATCCACCTGCTGCCTTGGCCGTCTGTTTCACGGCCTGGTGACCGAATACCGCCACGGCACCGCATAGGATCCCTTGAATGATCGCCTGGACGGTGAATCCCTGGATCAAGCAGACAAATACAATAGCAACAACACCAACCAAATAAACAATGGACCAATCAGGGATAAAAGGCGTTTGCTTGAACACATAGCCAATAATCCAGCAAGCAATGACAACCACGATCAACTCAGGATTGATATACTCAAAAATCATGCTCCATTCCATATACATACATCTCCTATTCTTTCATCTCATCAATTCGTTTGTGCGCTTGTTTTGCAGATTCCTCAACCCTCGTCAAACGTTCAGCAAAACCATCCATTCGCTGCCCTTGGATACGGACATCCACCTTAATGTCATCGATACCACGCTTGATGTAAGACACATCAGTGTGTAGTGACGCTTCTGCTGTGGCCTCCTGTACAACCTCAGCCTTATAGGCTTTTGTCTTGCCAACCCAGCCAAGCACGATGCCGCTGATGGCTGCTGTGACTGAAATGATTGCTGTGAGCACGGTCCAGTCCACCCTTCTTCCCCCTATCTATCTTTGAATAAAGAAAAGCCCCCGGACCACCCAGGGGCAAAATAAAAACGCCTTACGGCGCTGCTGGTGAAGCTATTCTTCGATCAGGAATTCCAGTCCGCTGTCAATCAAGATATCGCGAACGCCAGGCTGCAGGGATGTCGGTACCTCGCTGAACTTCGTCTTGTTCAGGATTACCCGCTGTGCAAAAAACATCGCCATCATATCGCCTCCACCTCCTTTCCAGAGTATCCAGAAGAGGAATCGGCGTATCACTGATATACCTGCATCGCCATTTCTGCGACAACATCTTCAATGAAGTCAGCTCTTTCGGAGAGTGCTGTATTTTGTGCTTTCAGCAAGGTGTTTTCTTGCTTCAAAGCCTCAACCTCTTCCGTTAATGGCTTACGGAATACTGGCGGTTCTTCGGGAGCGTTCGGATCAATGTAGGCGAATTTTAGTTGCTTTGTTTCCGGATCAACCCACTGTTCACTAGATTGAGCAAAGTCCTCATCCAACTCGCCATAATTTAATTCAATCACATCAAACGAAGCCTGATCTCTATCCCTTAGTACAGGATAGAGATCAATAATTTCAGCTAGAGGCCGCTCTTTTACATAAGCCTCATCTCCTCGTACTGAGGGATGAGATACCAAAATATTTCCTGTATCGATTTCATAAAATATTTTTTGTCCGATTTCCTTGATCATGTGTGCTGGACCTCCTATCTCGCGTAAATGATGTAATTCCAGGACCCGGTCCCATAGTGCCATGAGTTGAAAGCTCTTAACGTTAGCGTACCTTGACTTGGAATATACCAGGTACTTGTATAATCCATATCAGAAGCACTAAACATGAACCTTATAAGGGGACCATCCGTTTGGAATCCATTCGAGGCATTACGAATCATTCCTAGCAATTTAGCGTGACCTGTAGCTCCAGTTCCGTTCTGCTGCCAAACAACGCAGGCTATGGGTTCAAAACCAACGGGTATGACCATATGGGCAGTTGAGGTACCCATATTAATCGTTCCCTGTATGGTTGGCTTACCTTCAATCAGGTTCCCGATAATCCCGCCTACATTCGCCCCGTTACGTAGGTTATTTGAAGTGAGCTGCGGCTCGGCTGCAGTCACCCAGGATGACCCATCATAGAAACCTCGGGGTGGTTTTATAAAGTACCGATCCCCCGCCCATACCGTTTTCTCAAGTCCTGGCATATGGGCGTTTTCAGCGCTCCGGTTCGGCATCTGACCGGCTTTTTTAACCCCGTCATCATACCCAGAGTATCCGACGACGAGCATGTTCGGATCAAGAACCGCGTCGGCTGTTGCGTTAGGGAGGATCGTCTTCACGCCTGCCGCCAATTCATCAAAGGTTGGAATACCGTCTCCGTCCGCGTCCCCTACAGTCCCTTTTGCGCCAATGATCGCGGTGCGGACCTTACCTTTTCCGTCATTGGCTTGCGTAAAAGCCGCATCCGCCCTCGCTTGTGCCGTGGCAGCCGCCGTCACTCCGGCGCTCCCACGGTCATAAGCATCCTTTACGGCCTTCTCGGTTGCGGCCACACTCTCACGCGTGCCGTTCGTGGCATTGGAAAGCTGCACAATCCCCTTTTGGGTTAGGGAAGCGTCTGGCACCGTTACATTACCCAGATCCTCCTGGATCTGCCCGACCGCGGCGTCAAGCTTATCCCAGTTATCGTTTAAGACAACATCCACGTTAAATGTGTCATTCCCATCCGTCTCCCCGTTTACCTTGTATAAGCCCACATTAGGTGTCTGACTTGGCATACTGTTACCTCACTTTCTTCTAAAAGCCATCTTGCTAAATGGCGTTTGTTTGAGCTGATTAAACGTCATGACGTTATGGATATCCCGTACCAGCAAGAACCGGAATTCATATACCAGGGTCAAATGTGCCGGCTTGATATCGTTCAGGGCATTCTTCAAGTCGTCCAGGTTCGGCGGGATCCCGAGCGTATCAATGAAGGTAATCGTAATCTTGTAAGCTGCCGGCGTAACCGACACGTCCACCTGGCCGCCATCGTAGGCCTGCGCTACATTTTTGATCAGGCTACCGGACACCTTGCCATGACCGCGCATCTTGGATACGACGACGGACCGGCGCTGCTCGATCGGCTTCCCCACCTCGGCCACAATCTGCAGATCTCGCTCGTATCGGCTAATCGCCCATGTAGCCGATTCCGGATAGGATTGATTCAGTAGTTCCTCGATCCGAGAAGCCATCAGATCCACTTCAGGTCCTTCGGTACCGACCAACTGCTCCATCTCCAGCACGCCGTCGTAGTATTTAGGCAGGTATCCTTTTAGCCGTTCGGATCCGCTCATGTTACCGTCACCGTCCCGAGCACGGCGACACCATCCATGCCGATTTCGATGTTCTTCGCCTCGCCATTAACGAACAGGTCAGCATAGTCAATGACAGGCGGGATCCCGAGAATGATACCCTGGATCCGAGTATACCGAACGAGCGGATCCGTGAAGGCCAGGTCACGGAAATAATCGGCTGCACCGCGCTCCAGCTGCTCCTGCACGTCCTGCAGCGTGGCTCCTGTGGCAAGTGTCACCTTAACGGATATGTTGATCGGGATCTCCGTCGCCCCGACAACCGTAGTCACGGATCCGATCGGCGCGGCCCCCTCACCCATACCGTCCTGGGTTGGATCGATATACTGCTGCACGGCTTCCACGACAGGAGCTGCCGGCGCGCGCATCTCATTGTCCAGCAGGACGACTTTCACCGTTCCCGGTCCAGCCCACTCAGGAAAGGCCCGAGCCCTGCCTACACCTGTGATTTCCCTTGCCCATAACTCATACTGGTACCGATTGCCGGACGTGATTGGCCGTGAAACCTTTTCCTGGTACCGCTCATACAGGACTGGATCCTCTTCTGTGTCTTCTCCAGCCACCAGCAACTCCATCAGCTCGCCGCGTCCCAAGTCCGAAATGTATTCGATCGGGATGAGGGCTCCGAAATGACGATTACCCTCTGATCCTGCTGTCTCACATTCCATCCGGTAGTTCCCGGCGGATAGGCGTTCTACGGCGACATAATTCAGTTCGCCCAAGCTGAAGCGGCTGCTGATCGGAATATCCAGCAGCACGCCGGATCCGGAATAAAATACGCCCCGAAGCTGCGCCTTACTTGCCCTCTTACGGGATACACCAGACCAGGCAATGGACCGATCTAGGTATTCACCACTGGCCGTATCCGGAAAACGCAAATTCGCATTCAAGTCCAGTTCAACATACATTTGAGCCAGCTCGACCGCTGCTGGAGCGAGAGCGTCATAAATGATACTGCCTTCGCGCTTGTCGATCCCATCCGGAACCCGGTCCAGCATTCGCTCCAGAATGTTCTCAAAGGTTTGATCTTCGTACACCGTTACACCTCCTGCTCCTCTTGATAGGATCCAAATTCCGTATCTACCGTGAACCGGACCAAGGCCGTATCCATTCCGTATTCAAAGCTGAAACCTGTGACGGCAGATATCCGGTCGTCCTGGGTTAGCGCCTCTGATACCCAGCGTTCAACCTCGCTTTCGAAGACTGCACGCCCTCTCACTTCGCTCAGCTCCATCTCGTTCCCGTAATTTCCAGAGTAAATGAGATGTTCAAAGCGCTGAGTCGAGAGGATTTTAAAAACGGTCTGCTTGACGGCCTCGATCCCGTCCACGGTTTGGCTGCTGATCCGGCCATTCACACGGTCGAATCGATAGGTCCGGCTCGGGAGCGTGACCGGCTCCAGTTCCTCGTCTGTCATTTCAACATCGCTTTGTGGGATCATCCGCTCACCGCCTTATCGAATACAACATATTTCTGACCACCTTGAACCCGAAGCAGAATCACAGCGTCACCCACGGCCAGCCCCTTGCGTATGACGATTTTATCTGTCAAAGCTTTCTCTGTATCTGGAGAACCGGAAAGCTTGTGAACGTGGCTCAGATCGATCTCATAACGGGTCAGGGATTCCGGCACAATCAAAAAAGCCTCCGGAAGTGTCAGCCGTTGATCCAGGCTAACCTCCAAGGGGCTTATTGATACGACGGTTCCTATTTGAACAGCCATCGGATTACTGGCATGCACCGCATCCATGGCCGCCTTTTTGATGATATCCAGCATGCTTACACCATCCTCAAGTCAAGGGTCATTGTGTGCTGCGCTCCGGATATACTGTGCGTGCACTCATCGACCAAGAAGAATTTATTGATTCCAAAGCGTGCTATCTGGATGTTGACATACATCCCTGCCCGCAACCGGAGGTCGCCAATCGCCTCGATCTTCATCTTGCGTGTTTCCCGATTCTTGACCGTGATCAGGCGGGTCAACAGATCGTTAATCTGGGCCTTGGTCATATCCTCATCCACGCTTTGATACAGCTGCAGCTTCCCCCATTTTTTAATCCGGCCTCCGTCTTCGATCTTGAAGGTCTCCCGTTTACCGGATTTCTCATTATCACGATATAACACAATATGGTTATAGGTGTCTTCGTCGATGGATTTGCTATAAGTGAAATCCGTCATCAGACTCCCCTCTCCTATGACAAAACCATACTTCATATCGTTGATATTCTGGAGTGTCAGCTGCCCAAAGTCATCGTAAAAAACGAAGTTGGTACTATACTTAATCAGCGTTTTATCCAATGCCCAGCAAACCATGTCAATCAGGGTTTGATCATCCTGAAGGAAATTCGGGATCTTGTACTTGGTATCGGCTAGCTTTCCAGTCTTCAGGTTGAAGTCTTTCGCGATCCGCTGGATGATCTGGGTCGCAGTCACGTTTGTCAGCACATAGGTATGATTCGCATTCAGGTACCGAAGCTGATCATAAGCCAGTATCTTCGCCTCTCCGTTCCTGCTCATCTCGAATTTGAAGATGTAGCCCATAAACACCTTGTTCGTGCCGTCGGTAAATTGAACGATATCCCCGTTTTGATAATTGAATTTCTTATCCTGGTAAATGCCGCTGTCAACCAGGGTAAACTCCAATGAAGAGGCCTTCCCGATCCGGGACGTGGAATATCGGATATCCTTAACCACATTCGATACGTCCCAGACATTGCCGTCCTTGTTATCGATCACGATTTTCATTTCATCACCCCGGAAGCTTAATCACGGTACCTACTTTCAACTTTTTCGCCTGAGCCTCCGTGATATTGTTCAGTTTCATAATCTCTTTATACCGGCTGCCGTCTCCAAGATGCGCCTTAGCGATCGTCCAAAGCGAATCACCGCTTTTAACCTTGACCGTTTTTGCCTTGGCTCGTTCGTCTGGCCGTTTTGGTTTAGTGGCTGCGGCCTGCTTCTTCTTGCCGGCAGATGCGGCGGACGTCTTCGCGATCGTCACCTTCTTGGCCGAGTAAAACACATATTCCTTGAGGGTTAATGTGTACTCAAAATCTCCAGGCGCTCCGCCGACCTCCTTATAGTTGAACTCCTCGATGGATACCGGTATGTTGATCTTTAGGCCTTGGCTGATATAGATAAACCGAATCGGCTTCCTCTTGGTCATCCAGTCCTCAAGCCGGCGGATGTAATCTGCAGGAGCGTCAAACCCTTTTGACGGTATGGCATCCGACATATCCGCGGGGAAGACGCCACTGAATGTTATCACCTTGAGCTTCGGTGCATCGATCGCGTTGATCCAGCCAAGGCCGGCGACATTATGCTCTTCACCTTCGCCCTCGCCCTCGATCTCGATTTCCTCTGGAAGCACTGGGATCTGGAATACGACTGCTCTGTTGTTAAAGCTCAGCTCGATGCTATAATCAGCCATTGTCATACACCCCTTTGGCGCTAGCTGCCATATCATTTTCAAGCTTGGTGGAGATTTTTGTCACAATAGAATCCAAGTCCCCGCTGTTGTTGATATTCCCCGTCTTGAGATTAACGGTAGGTGTCAGGGTTACGAAGTTTTGAATATTCTTCATCTCGGCGATATTCCGCATGATCTTCAAATCCTCGCTGCTGATGTCCACCTTCCCCTTGATCTTATCGACCTGGCCAACTTTGCCGACCTTATCCACCTTTGACGGATCGGATGCCGCAGGCGTCGACATTCCCGGCACCTTATAATCACCGACATTACCTGTGCCCTTCTGCTTCTTCTCTGCTTCTGCTTGGGCTTTTGCCCTTTTGGCTGCTCGGTCGTCCAGCCACTTCTCAACCTTGGCTTCTCGTTCAGCTGCTTTCCCTTGAGCCTTCTGTTGAGCTGCCGCTATCTTAGCCTCTCCTGCTTGGCGTGCTGCTTCGGCTTGGATTTGGGCTTCGGCAGAAAACGTGACGCCGTCAATGAAGTCGATAGAAACAAATCTTAATTCATTAAGCTTTGCAATCATATTATTCAGCTTGTCTATGGCTCCATTAACCAAGGAATCAATAGCTTTCAAAGATTCAACCTTTGCGTCATGGAAAGCATTCGATATACCGACTCCAATCCGTAAGAAGAACACAGGGATTTGGTCAAAGAAGTTTAAGATCGCATTCCATGCCCGCATGAAGGCGGCGGCAAATTGATCGTTCGTTTGCCATAAGTTATACAGCCAAGTAATCAAAGCAATGATGCTCGTGATGATAAGAATATAGATATTAGCTTTCATCACTGTATTCAATCCGGCCCATGCAAACTTTAGGCCGTTAACAGCAGCAGCTTGAACAAATAAAGCAGCTGTTTGAATGCCGGTCGCAATGGCACCTACGATCATACCCACCTTGTTTATCGCCATGATTAAGGCCAATGATCCGAGCGCTCCTACCAATCCATAAACAATAGGCTGAAGTAACGGCCAATTTGTCCGGAAGAAAGTGAACACCTGGGTCGCCGTATCCAGAAACCACAAGAGCGATCGTACCGCGCCCGATATCACCCATGACAACATATCGAACGTAGATTGAAATTCTCCAGAATCAAAACCGGCGTTGATCTTGTCAAACAGAGGAGCTAGTGACTGCAATCCCGACTCGCCTGCAGACGCCATGTTAAACTTGAAGGTTTGTATGGCTTTATTCCACTTAGCCGCGGGAGAATCCAGCATTTTCTCAAAGGCTTCCTCGGTCAAGTTCTGTTGATCCAGCATCTTATCCATTCCCTTAATAAATCCGTCAACATCGCCTCTCATCCCGGCCAGCCGCGCCTCGCTGTCCTTGAGCATACTCCGGCTGATGTTAAAGCGGTCGGAGATGGACGTGTAGTCACCACTCAGAAGTTCCTTCAGGGAGAACGCCGCCCCTTCAAGCCCTTCTGTCGGATTCAATTTAGCTAGGCGCATGGAAAGCTTGTTCATATCTGTCAGCTGCTTAGGATCCATCGTTGCACTCATGAAAGACATACTGCCGAGCAAACTTGCGTTAACATCTTGGCCGTACTTGAGCGCCTGCTGAACCGTCTGGTCATATATTGCCTTACCAAGGGCATCATTACCGGACCGAGAGGTAAAGGTGTTCACCATCTCCTGTTGCTTCATCGCGCCGCCGATCGTTGCCCCGCCGAGCTGTTGAACGCCGTGGAACGTAAGATATGCTGCCGCAATTCCCTTGACCGTATTTGCCAGCCGTCCCGTTTCCTTTTGACCACGTCTAACCGAGTCGTTGAATCGATTCTGCTGTCTCGTGGACTCCTCGATCGCATGATTAATCTTGCTCTCAGCAGAGGCGATCTGGTTCTTTGCCGCAGCCAGCTGACGGTCGATATTAGCATTTCGATTCGTGGCCCGCTGCATTTGCTCCATCGTGCTGATTACGATGTTCAGGGCATTCGTAATGTTCTTCAAAGGCCCTGTCATTGAGTCAAACATCTTGAGCGTAGAGGATACCGTCGCCATGACATACCTCCTTCCAAGAAAAATAAAAGACGCTCCCAATTATGAGAGCGTCGATACTTTACTTCACATTTTCAAAAATCTGAATCGCTTTATCATTTTTTGTCTCTAATATGAATAGACCGTTTCTCGGCCAATCCTTCATCACATCGAAAATAGCAATCTCGCCTTCTATATCCTTAGAAGATTCATATTCATAGATGGCTACCTTTTGCTTATCGACATAGAATAATACTCCATCAATCGCTTCTGTGCTTTGAAGCTTTGGCTTCTCCTCTGGATCCACCTCTACTCCTGCATCTTGATAAGCTTTGATAAATTTGTCGAGCGTCAGATCCTTATTCTCCGCCTCAGCCGAGCCACAACCAACAACAGCGACCAGAAATAACATTAACAATGCCAATAAGCCCAATGACTTTTTCATAAACCGTCCCCCTGAATAGGTCATATTTCCCAACCATTCTACCAAATTTTACAGGCTTGGGTCTACCGCTTTTTAGCTTTGAGCTTATTGGCCTCTGCCTTCTCCTTCTCGATCCGGATAGAAATCATGGCATAGATGGCTGCCCGTTCCCGAACTGACATCGCCATGAGCTGGTGTGGAAGGATGTGCAATTCATGGAGGGCGTAGTACGCATAGTTCGCGTCACCGTCGCCCTCCTTGATTAGTTTTTTACCTCATCCACCAACTCGTTAACGTCACGGTCAAAGCCGTTCATGGCTTGAGCTCGTTCTGTCAGTGCAGCGTATTCTCCAGGCAGCAGCATTTTACGAAGAAGTGCCTCCGCACCCGTCACGCTGTAGGACTTTTGCAAATCCGCGTTCTGCAGGTCCGGAAAGACTACACAACTGGTTGTTACCCGTGCAACGTAATCGTTTGGATCGATCTCTGGCAGGTACACACCGTTTTTACCCTTTACCTTCCGTGTGGCTGCCTTCCGGATCTCACTGTTCTTCTCTTCTGTGATACTCCGAAGCTTCCACGGAACCGGCTTGCCCTCTGCATCTTTAAATCGATCCGAAACCACGAAAACCTCTGTTACCTCCAAAGCGGCATTATCTGCAAAAAACATAGTCATATCAGACATGGTTATTCTCCTTTTCTATTCGTTAGATTTTATGATTAGTTTCCGAGGGTCGGTTCTTGAAACGACTGGCCCAGATCAACGTCATCAAATGTAAAGCTGACCTCTTCCTCCAGCGCCTCCGACTCTGTATCCAACGATGCCATGATTACGCTGTCCAGGTTCACACCTTTAATGGTCACGGTTTGGGCGCCGATTGAAGACGAGGGGTCCTCATTGGTGACGGTGACGTCAAAAAACACATCTTTTCCTGTCTTAATATAATCGTACATTAATTGACGAAAGAGCGACGTTACGTAGTAAATCGTCATGGTGCCGGAGCCAACCCAGCCCGTCGCTTTGTGCTGTACTCCACGACGGCCAAGGGTCCGCACCTCCGCTTTATTCTTTTCTACGGACGCTTCCAGCGTCTTAATGTAGAACATCTCATGAACTCGGCTATTAATAGTTGCATAGGCTCTGCCTTCCTGACCGGAAATGGTGTCCTGTGCCTTTAAAAATTCTGGCATGCATTACCCCTCCTTAGCGGACCAATACCCGCATATAGATTTTCTCGATCGCATCCACCGGCTGCACGCGCAGCTCCACGGATACGCTGTCAGCTGTCTCTCCTTGCTTCACCATGACGTCCGTCTGGGCGTCAAAGTTCTGCACGGCTCCGATCCCTACGAGTGTATCGATGTACGACACGATTTCCTTTCGGAACAACGCCCGACCATCTGCGTTATTGTCCACCTTGCCGATGTAGAACTGCTCGAAGATTCGCTTCAGATCATTCGCCAGGCTATCCAATACGCGGAGCACACGGTTTTTAGATCGTTCCCGCCCTTTATCTGGCGTAAAGCTCCGGAACGTGTTTATGTCCTGTTCGACAACAGCGCGGCCGTAAGAGTGGATAAATACGAATTCGCCGCCTCTCAGTGCTGCCTCGATCTCGCTGTTCGTGTAACGGACATCCACATCCACAGCATCGTCATAGGCCGAATACGTCAGGGATTCATCTGCAGCAGCTCCCGCGGTAGCTCCGGCCACCCAGGCGACAGCCTTCACTTTGTCCAGGACGGTACCGTCTGAGAGGATAACACCGTTTTTAACGCTGATCACGCCCTCATAGTCCGCTGCTGCATAATCGGACATGACGACCTGCACCTTTTTGCCTTCCTGGTCCCGCATCCGTTTAATGGCTGCCGTGTAGACTGGCTTCAGCGTGGCGTCGGTACTCAAAAGGCCGATAGTATTGAAATCATAGCCCTCAATCTTGGACAGATAATCCGTGTGGTCCCCGTTGGTTACGGTGCCGTCTGCGCCCCCGGTCAAGTTCAGGCCTGCAGTAACATCCGGCGCGCCGGTGCCGCTGAAATTGACCCAATTGTTTGCGACCAGTTCCTCGATCTCGGCCACGATCTGTGTATCCATTACCTCGCCGGCAAGCAGCGTAATGACATCGAATTTCGCCGGATCATCGATATTGTTCTGGACGATAATCCGGATGTCGTTCCCGCGGGCCCCACCGTGATTAGCCGTTACCGTCAGGGTCGTATTCGTGGCCGTTGCTGCTGTGCCGGCATTCAGCCGATACAGCAGGACTTTACTGGCCCGTTTCAGTGCCTCACGCAATGGCAGCAGCTCGGGAGCCGAAACGTCGTAGCCCAAGACGTCCTTTGTGTCTGCCCCCGCCTCTACCGTAATGACTTGTTTGGATGGCCCCCAGGATAGCGATAACGGCAGCGACACCACGCCGCGCTCACCCAGGGTACCCATCGTTTGCTCGGTCGTCTCGAAGACGATATACACCCCAGCGCGAGCCTTGTTTTGTGTTTTCCATGTTCCTCCTGCCATGCCTTACACCTCCCTCTCTTTGAAAGATTTGATTGTGGCTGCTACCTCGTCCAGCGTATACGTCTTGTCTGGCGACAGCAGGCCCGTCAGGATGTCTTTATCTGACGTGGTAAACCGTTTGGCTTCCACCAGCTGCTCCTTCGTGTAGCGCGGCGCTGGTTGCGTCTGTGCCTTGTTCTCTTTTGAACTCATTTCAGGCGTCCCTCCTGTTTCATCTGATTCATCTTGATTCCCGGCGCTTTGGCCCGCATGACGTGGTAGTTGTAATCTACAAAGAAATGCAGCACGTCATCGATCACCTCAAAGTTCATACCGGTTCCCCTAAACTTCATTCCATCGATCTCGACCCACTCCAGGACGTCCAGCAGTTGGCTGGCGACCGATATGAAATCCTCATTCGTAGCCGAGAAGTAATGAACATTGAAATAATGACTTTGCCCATAACGCCGTCCTTGGATCCGGCCATGTCCGGCATTTAAGAGCAGCACAATAAAGCAGGGCTCCTTCAAGCCCTGCCTTCTCTTTCCGTATACAGTCCAGCCGAAGGTTAGCTTCAGCTTATTCATGACGGCATGTCTCAATCGATCCGCATCCATAGGCTCACCTCACCGTCCTGGTCCGCGGCCGTTCATAATTTGTTTCAGCAGTTCCCCTTGCCTGCGTTCCAGGTAGACTGGTAACTCCTTTTCGAGCTGCTTCATAGAGATGTTCATCATGAACCGTCCTTCCACCCAATCGGTTTTATCGCGGTTCCGATGACCGTTCTCAACAAAGGAGGCGTATTCGGTATTATTGAATATCTCAACAACATACGAATCGCCGCGCCGCTCTACACGGCCCACTCTCCAGTTTCGCCGCAGCTCCCCCGAATCCACTGGTGTACGCTTCTTGATCTTCCGCTCGGCACGGTAGGCCATCTCCAGCAAAAAGTCCTGAATGAAGCGATCAATCACCCGTTCATCCAGCGCCTTCTTGAAAGCTTTCGCCATACGCTCCAGTTCATCAAAATCAAAGCTACCCCATCTCGGCATTAGGCTCGATCCTTTCGGGTTAGATTGATTTCCTGATGAGTCGAATACGGCGGGAAGGGCTCTCCTGCTGTAAACTTATACTTCCGGCCTTTGCGAGTGACTTCCAACTCGTCGCCCTGAAGGATTTCGATATCTGGTGAGATAAACAGCTTGGCGTCATAATCGATCTGGTTCTCGGCCTCGGTTTGACCATTGCGAGCAAGGCCAGTCTGTGAGATCCGGCAAGGTTCATCCTGATATTTTGTGATTAATCGCTGCTTGGTTTCAGAACCCTCTTCGTAATCCTCATAACGCTGGATGATAGCCCGATCCGTGTAAGTCTTCTCTATGATCTTCCGGGCTCGTCTGATGTTCATGGTTACCACCTCAGTTTTCGATACCGGTTCAGATCCGAGATATACGCCTGGACGGCTATGGATACCGAGCTGCCCGAGGAACCCCCGCCGGATGTCTTGACAGAGGTATCCCCGATCTTCAAGTCAATATCCGTCATGAGGATATCATCCAGCTCCTCTAAATGGGACTGATCCGCCTTGAAGGCTCCCATGGCGATATTCGCCCAGGTGAATTTTAAAGCAGCGGGAATCTCATCTACAGTATCCAGGCCGAGGTAAATCATGATGTGCAGTCCACTTTCGTCAATATAGGATTCGACCAGGCTATCCAACGACTCTGGGAGCTTATAACGCTTTTTGATAATGGCCGCGACAGCTTCACTCAACATTTCCGGCACCGCCGCCGCTGTCACCGTCTCTGAGCTGCTGCTCTTTGACAATGGCATCCAGAATCTCGTCCTTCTTGGTCAAGCCATTCAGTTCGATCTCCTTCAGCTTGGCATAGGCCTTCAGTTCGTCCAGCTTCATGTCTTCCAGTGGCTTATCCAAATTCAGTCCGGTACCTGGATCCGTTTCGACTGGAGTGTCAGTAACACGTTTGAAGCCCTTGGATTCCAAGACGGTAGCCTTCGTCTCAGAGTCCACCACTTTTACAACATTCAATCTTTTCAGAGTTATATTGCTCATAAATATTACGCTCCTGTCGTAACGCGGAATGCCGCGGTTCTGTTATTCGGAATGATCACATCATGATATTTCCGATAATCCAGTTTCCAAGCATCGGCTTTTTGGTTCTCGTCCGGCGTAAAGATTCTTACCTTATCCGTTTTACTGATACCGATCGGTGCAGAACGTGGAGAAACGATCCAGTTCACACTCTTCGCGTCAACTGCCGGCACAAATCCGCCGGCCTCTTGGCCTGCCGTTTCCCCGTCATTAAAGACAAATGCCGATTTCATACGGCTGGAGGAAACAGGGATCAGCGGAATACCGTCCAGCATACGAATTTGGAGATTGATGCCGCCTTGTGCAAACTGGCCAACATCGATTCGTTTCTGGAGCGTAGTATTTCCAGTCAGCACGCCATAAGCTGGATAAGCAATGGTAATAACCAACTGACTCAGATCCACGCCCATATCGGCCAAGTCGAAAATATCCTTGTACAGCTCCGTAACGATTGAGTTTTCTGCGAGTGCATACTCTCTACTTTTACCGGCTGCTGCTGCTTTGGCTGCAATGTAGCTATACCGGTATGCATCGATTTCCGGGATAACATGAAGCCGCTGGAATTCGCTCATTACATTTGCAGCAGAAGCTCCGAAATTCGTTTCATCCACATCCATGGCATCTAATTGGAATGTACGACCGCGATCCTGTGTCAGCTTATGGGTTTGGTATTTATACGTTACCGATCCTTGGACAAATCCAGCATCACGGTCATAGTCGGCCAGGCCTTGAACCACAACGTCAGGGATTTTAATTTCATCACCGCCGCTATATTTGACCTGACCGGCATTGCTTTCCATCCATCCAGATGTCGCTTGTTGCGCGATTTGTTTATCCAATTCGGTCTGAAATAGTTTTGCATACTCTAAAGTGTTAATAGGCATCTACATTCATCTCCTTGTTATCGTTGTGAAAAGATACTAGAAATTTCAGCGGCGATAGGATTATCTTCACCGCCACCCTTCCCGCCTTCTGCAGGCTTTGCCCCTTTTAAGGTCAACCCGGTATTTTCCGATTCTTCGGCAAACAAAAAAGCCTTCGATTCGCGAAGACTCTTCACTTGATCCTCAAGGCCGGCCTTGATGCTGCCGTCCTCACCGATCTCGATTTTCGATTTGTCCAGCTGCGATATGGCATAGTCTGCATCGTGCACATCAGAACCAAGAGCCAACTTCAAGGCCGTATTCAGCTGCAGATCCTTCATGTCAGCGTCATATTTCTCCTTTGTTGCCTTGTTATCATCCTGGAGCTTCTTGATTTGTGCCTGCAGATCCTCATTGCCTTTTGCTGCATCCTTCAGATCGGCGAGCTGCTTGTCACGATCCCTCAGATCGGTCTCAAGCTTCTTTTTAGCTTCGTTGGCTTCGTTGAATTTGTCTTTCGGTATCCATGCACCATCCGAGACAACGGCAATCTTATGTTTATCACCTGCCTTTGCGATGACCTGATTATAAAGCTCCTCACCTAACAATTCTTTCAAATCCATAGTTAACACTCTCCCAATTGGTTTTTATAGCGCAACCCCGCCATGGGCGGCCGTGATGCTCCGGCCAACGAGCAAAAAGGCCCTGAAAGTCTCATTCAGAGCCCAAACAAAAAAGCGCCCTCATTGATTCGAGAGCACTGGCTTACTTTTCTGGCGTATCGATGTATTCCTTCTTCCAGTCCTCATACTTCATGTTGGCCGGAATATAGATCCGCTTGCCGGTATGGTCCTTGGCGATCCGCTTGCCTGGATTTTCTTCGTCATCAAAATAGGCCGTGACCGTAGTTCGGCAGCGGGCGTGAAACGGTGGATAGTTGACGCTGACTTCACGCTCACTCAAGTTGAACACCTTGCCGTCCATGCTGCGGCAGGTCTCACTAGTCCGTTTATCGAGCGTAGCCAGGATTTCATATTGCTGAACAACGCCGCTATTCTTGTACCCGTCAGCAGTTGCCTCGTTGATAATGTGGGCGCTCTCTGTCAGGACGAGCCTTTCAGCTGTAGAAGTCGCCACACCCATTCGCTTCGCCAGGAGCTCGCTGACCTTTTTGGCACTGTCGCCGCGGATGAAGGACTGAGACAATCCCGTCCTCAGCTCCCGAAGCAGCTTATCTCGATCGCTCCAGACCCGGGAACTATAGTTCTTCCCGTACCATGGCCGGCTGATGACTTCCTGCACGGCTTCCTTATCGGCACGGGCAAATGATGCGAGGATCCCGTTTCCTCCCTTGTTGAGCTCGAAGAGGGTGCGGTGATAAGTATCCTCGTAAATATCACCCAGGAGCTTCCCTGTGCCCGCCTGCTGGCTCGCGGCTAACATTTCGACCTGATGCCTCACCTGAAGCCGTAACGCCTCCAGACGGGTAACACGGGTCCGGTAATAGACGTTATCGAGCTCTTTGGTCCACTGGCCGTCTGCATTGTTCTTGGCCTTCTTCCGGAATTCGCTTAACGTCATTTTAAACTCTGCCAGCTCACCAGCTGTCAACATTCGCTTCGCTTCGGCCATGCTGACCTCATTGTTTTCAGCGAACCGAGCGTAAAAAGATTCCAGATCCCGTAGTATGGATTTCTCAGCTAGTTCATATTGCCGTGTAAGTCCTGCTGCATATCGATCTGATTTCTGAAATTGTCGGCTAGCAACCTGTTCAGCACGCTTCCGCCAATATTCCTGCGAATTCATGATGGCTCATCTTCCAGGCCGTCATACTGCCCTTTATCAAACCGTTTCTGGTCCTCAGCCTGTTCTTCCTCACGCTGCTTAAGTTCTTCATCAACATCCTGAACCCAAGGATGATTAGCCAGCTGCGTCCGTTTAGAGAGAATGCCCTCGCTATTTCGGATATTAGTTATGATGTCAGTCTCATTTACAGGCATGTCAGCGTTAAAGGTGATACTGAATGCTTCATTGCTAAAATCGCCCTTGCCCATGGCCTGTAGGTAAACATCAAAAAACACCTTCAGCCGTAAGAAGGTGTCTTGCAGTTCCGCAGCTAACGAAGAACAATCTGTATCCAAGTCCATGTATCTAAAACTAATGGCCGTACCGCTCGCATTACCCAAGTCTGGATCCTTGGTGTCTACGCCGCTGGCAAAGTCGAATAAATCACGACGGTTCTTGTCTAAAAATTTCATTACCGCGTCGATGTTTATTTCAGCCTGCAGTTTGTCTACTCCTCCGGTGCCTTCAACCTTGATCGCCAAGCTCTCCCGCAGCTCACGGATAAACTGATCTAAGTCAGTGCCCCCATAATCTTTTAGGATATAGATGAACTTGGCAACATCACGTAGAACATCAGATGTAACGGATGACTGCCAGTTTATATCGTCTATCAAGTCCTTGATGAAGTATTGCAAAGGAAGTTCTTCCTCGTTGTACTTAAGCCACGCAATTGGAACGACTGAGAAATTATACAGCACCCCGTTGATGCTGAAATGAGCCTCCTCTGGTCCCATATCCGTATCCGGTTTTAGGCTTGTACCCGGTCCATTATTGACGTAACGCTTAACGCCTGTTGTGTCCCAATACTCTACACGCATTATCGTCTTTTTCGTTTTGCCCTCATAGACCGTTTGATTGTAGAACCGGATATAGGCCCCCATTTCTGTACGTTCTGCATCAGACCATAGTGGTATCACCTCAGTAGATGGCAACCTCATAAATTTGATCTTATCTTCCGTAAAATACGGCGCTAGGTATGCAATACCAGACTTTACAGCGCCCTTGCCCAGGCTCTTGATCTTGCGTCGGAAGTCTTGGTCAAATAACTCATTCAACGCATCCGCATATGGCTTACTCTCACTCTCCACCGTAAACGGCTTAGCTAGCAAATAGTTAGCTTTTTGATCCACTAGCTTTTTAAGCATCGGATGCTCCATCTTAACGTTAGATCGGTTCTTGAGATCGTTCGTTTTGCGTTGAATATCAGATCGGTTTCGATAGTATTGCTCAGCCTCGACCATGATTTTATACTGCTCCGTTTGCTTAAACTCCTTGATCTCTTCCTCAATGATCTCAACGAGCGACATTGGAGCATTACCGGCTATGATCTCTTGGATTTCCTGCAACCTGTTTGAAAACACTTTATCACCTCACTTTAATATCGAAATTCCATTTTTACGTTTAACAACCGTATTCACGAAATATCGATCGCCGTCCATCTGATGATCATTCTCCTTTAATGGCTTATCTTCACCACGGGCAGCCGCCTTCTCATCCCAGACATAGGAACTGAATTCTCTGAACGTTTCCGTGCAGCGGTCGTTATACTTGATCAACCCCTCGTTCAACGCTGATGCCACGTTGCGGATCCCGTCGATAACATCATTGATGGCCTGTATCACACGGAATTTCTTCCTCTTTTTAAGAGCAGCAATAAACGATGCAGCACTTGGGTCAATGATCACACCTTGTAGCTTGAGATCGCCCACGAACTCGATTAGATCGTCGCAATACTCTTCGTCCGTCTTCTGGCAGCTCTTCTGCCGACCGTCATAGTGATACTCCTTGACTTTATACCAGACGCCTTCAAACAACCCCCATAGGCCGAATGTGGTAGGGTTCTGCGTACCGTAATCACAAGATACATAGTAATAGGTGTATGGCCTATCCACAGTAGGAACAGAATGCTTATCCTTGTCAAACATATCGTAAATGACGCCCTCGGCCATTACCCATAGACCAAGAATATATCGCTTGAAGAACACGCCAGAGAACATACGATAAAAACGCTCTTTAACTTTTTGAGACAATGACAAATTGTCCTCCATCGTAAAATGCAGGACGTAAATTTTCTTTTCTTTTGCCTTGTCTATATACTCCAGCTTGAACCAGTGATAAGGTCCGCCCGGGTTACAGTTAAAGAATATCTTCGCACTATTACCATCTGTCTCAGCTGAGCATCGTCCGATTGCCTGGTCAACAAACGACTTGGGGAACAAAGCTACTTCGTCGAGATATGCACCTGCAGCCGTTAGACCTTGAAGCACATCCTGACTCGCTTCGTTATTTGCCCCGAACAGGTAATAAGTGTTCGTCCCGATCGTGACGTGTGGATTTTCGCTCCGATGATAGTGATAGTCAATGCCCTTTGCCGTCAGAATCTGAAACATCGGCTCTAAAACGTTACGCTTTAGGGCACCCATCGATTTACCGGCTATGATGAAATTTTGATCTCGATGTTTATCTAGCGACCAGGTAATAAAGGAATCGATCATAGATATGGTCTTGCCTGATCTGATCGCTCCCTCGGCCACAACCATATCATAGTCTCGATAAGGGCTGTTGTCAGTCCACCACATGAGGAGTTTCTTCTGTTTGACACTAAAGGGTCTGAACTTGAAGGAGGTAGTTTTTTTACGTCTCTTCGCCATGTTCCACCTCATCAGCAAACACATCTGCAGCTTGTGCATTTAGCGCTTCGGCATAGCCACTGCCCTGTGCATGCGCATCACCGTCAGAATCTCCTCGCAAGTCTTTCACTTCGAGTTTCAGCCTGGCGATCCGCAGCTCCTGTTCTTCGGTCGCCAGATCCGTCTTCAGGAGCTCGTCATATTGCTTGATCAAGCTTTGAAGTGTACCCATGGCTCGGCTCTGTGCCTGGAGGAATGTGGCCTGCTTATCCCAAGCCTGTTGGACCTCCCACTTCTCACCCCAAACGTTGCCGCCCTTCTCCTCTATCTTGGTCGTCGTGACATCTTCCCGATCCTTGACGTACATAATCTGCTGCGCCCGAATAATGGCCGTGTACTGGATCATGATGTTTTCCCATACGATGTCCAGCGGCTCCCTCGTCTGCAGCTGCTCCATGATCTCCAAGGACTCCGCCGGCAGATACTTCTGGAAGAATCCATGTGTAACGGCCTTATCGTTTCCAGGAGGGCCACCAGGACCCCCGCGGTTACCTACAGCATTCTTATTGCCCTTGGGCGCTCCGCCTTTGTTTGTGTGCACCCTTTTTGGTTTGTGTGCACCCTTTTCGCGGGACCAGCCATGCCGCTGCTTCCAGCTCTTGACGGTGTTAATCGAGACGCCGTGTTTATCAGCAATCTCTTGATATTTCAAGCCTAACAGATAATCCTGCTCGGCCAGCTTATGCATTTCCGCCATTTACACGATCACCACCCCCGGCGTTGTGTTGGTTTTGTAACAAAGAAAAAAGCACCCCGTTAGGATGCTTATCGTTTTAGCCATGTTTCTTGGTACTTAACCACCAAGGTTATGGCCTCTTTTCTTGAAAAGCCTTGTTTTAGAAGCTCATCGCGATACTTCGCCATCAGCTCCGCCACATCGCAAAACGCCATCATCATTTGATCCCATTCAGCTGTGTTCATATGTGTGCCCTCCTAGATTTTCACAAGTTATTTATCGTGTCTAGCAACAGCCGCGTTCGCCCAGAATACCGACTGTTCCAGATTCGTCATAGCAAGCGACTTCTCACGGCTGCCGGGAGCCAGGTCATCGATCAGATAAGCCAGTTCCTTTGCCTTCTCACGGATCGCCTGATAGATTTCTGGTTGTCCTGGCGTCGGGGCGTGGTATTTGAAATTGTTCTCGATTTGTTCGTTCATGTCGCTCATTCCTCTCGGGATAATAATAAAAGGGCCGCCTCGATCCGAGACGGCAGAAAGGGGGAGATGATAAAGGTTTTGAATAATCCGAACGGCAGGATTTGAACCCACACTACTTACTCCCAAGGCAAGCGTGCTACCCAGCTACACTACATCCGGTTATAAAAGAGACGGCCACTTGACCGCCTCCTTACATGAAGGGCACAATATCATATTAACACGGAAAATCAGGCTTTTGTTCTCGTTCTGTTCGCATTTAATTCGCTAATTTTTCGTACTCTGTCAAAGCCTTCTTTCTCCAGCGATAAAACACGTCCTTGGATATGTTCAATTCCTTCGTTGCCTTATCCCAAGGTACCCCATCGATCAGATGCAACCGCAGCAGCTTCGCATAATCTGGCTTATATTGTTCAAGGGCATCCAACACCGTGTCGATCCGGTTCACCTCAGTCTGTAGATCCTGAAGCTCGGTCAGGCGCTCCATGATCTCCTCGATCCCGTTCCGGATATCATAACCTCTCGCCGCGATCACCTTTTGAATCTTTCGCCGCAGCTCCTGCAGCAGCTCCGTGTCTTCTGGATCCATCACTTGAACCGGGATAGCTTGTTTCTGGGCTTTAACTCCGGCAGGGTATCGGGTCATATAAGCATGCGCTACATTCTCCAATTTCTGTTCGTATCCGGATAGATACATGTATGACGGCAGCCCTCTCAACTTGCGGTGCAGCTCCTGCAGCTGGTCATCCTCATTCAGTCGGGATACGGTGATTCCGGCACCCACGCTATATGTCGATAGTGCCTGTATACGTGCTTTCTTTTGACGGTATTGGGAAAGCTGCTCTATCACCTGTTGTTCTATTGTCATGATGCCTTCATCCTTTCTATTCTGGCTTTAACGGCTTCCATCAAGGCATCTTGCCCGGCGGCCTTGCGCTCCAATGCTGCCACGGCGTCCTCGTCCATCGTTCCCTCAGCGACCAGGCGGATAACTACGATATTGTGACGTACTCCTTGACGGTGGACCCTTGCATTAGCCTGCTGGTCTTCTTCCAGGCTCCATATCTGATCAAACCAGACAACCGTCCGGCAGCTTGACTCTTGGAGGTTCAGGCCGTGACCGGCTGACTTCGGGTGCAGAAGCAACAGCGGGATCTCGTCATTATTCCAAGCCCGGATATCCTCATTCCCGTCTTTACCTTTCCGCAGGATTCTCGCTTGCGGGAATCGTTCTTGGATCCGTGACAGGCTATGCTTGAAATTGTAAAACACCATAACCGGCTTGCCGTTGGCCGCCTCGATTACATCCTCCAGGGCGTCCAGCTTGGCTTCATGAATTAACTTAACGCCTCTTTCCTCGTCGTACACCGCGCCGCTTGCCATCTGCAGCAGCTTATTCGACAGGACAGCCGCGGTGTTAGCCACGACATCAGCATCTAAAAACGGAAGCAGCAGCTCCTTCTCCAGTTTCTTGTACATCTCCTGCGCTTTCGGACTTAAAGGGATCTGAATCGTCCGATCAATCCGTTCAGGCAGTTCCAACCAATCCTCAGCCTTCATACTGACGGCGATATCAGAAATGGCCTCATATACCCGTTCCTCTGCTTCCTGCTTGGCCTTCCATTCGTAGACCACATGGCCGCTACGGCTGCCTGGTGTAAAATAACGATCGCGATAACCGGTTATCGTCTTACCAAGGCGCTCCCCTTGATCGATCAGATACATCGGCGCCCATAGATCCATAAGGCTATTCGGTGCCGGCGTACCTGTCAGGCCGATCACACGCTTCATCATTGGCCGGACCCGACGAAGGGCCTTGAATCGTTTGGCCTGTGGGTTTTTGAAGCTGGAAAGCTCATCGATCACCACGGTATCAAACGGCCACTGGCTGCCGTACTCGCTGACAAGCCACTCTACATTCTCCCGGTTGATCACGTAGATGTCCGCCTCTGCCTTCAAGGCTTTGCGTCGAACCGCAGCACTCCCTAAAACCTTACTGATCCGGAGATGCCTCAAATGGTCCCACTTCTCAATCTCTCGGGCCCAAGTGTCATCTGCTACCCGTAAGGGTGCAATAACCAAGACACGACCAGCCTCGAAATAATCATTCAGCAATAAATCCATGGCGGTAAGGGTGCTGACGGTTTTGCTAACCCAAGCCCATCTCCAGCAGTAAAGCTATAAACGGCGTGTCCAGGATCCGCTGGGTTGCGTACTCCTGATATTGGTGTGGGATGAACTTCATTTGGCATCACCTCTCTTCTTTGCATGCCATGCTGCATGCTCACTTTGTGATGAAAATACTCTTAGATTATCCGGGCTTGTATTGCGCTTGTTTTCATTTTCGTGGTGAACTACCTCACCAGGCTTCAACTTGCGGCCAATTTTCAATTCCGCTACTATCCTGTGAAGATGCCTGCCAAATAGTTTCGGGTATGTTTTACCTTCACCTTTTCCCAGATGCGCCTTTCGTATCTTCAACCTTGTCTCATATGTCATTCGGGTAGGGTTTAATTCTGCATTCATCATTTTCAGATTACAGCTACGGTTGCAATAATGACGCTTAGCTTCAAGGGTTCGGGCGTACGCTGGTCTCTCTAACTTAGTTCCACAATACGCGCATTTGGTTATTAAGATAGTTCTCCGTCCTCTTTTCTCAATTTTCAAAACCCTCTCACCTCGTCTATAAACCGGTCAATGTCCTCGTTCGAATCAATTTTATAATGTCTGTGACCTAGGCTAAGCAGCTTTCTCTTCCAACGTTCCTGTAAGGGCTCCAGCTGCTTACCCGGTGCTTTCATCTCGACGTATATCGTTTGACCATTGGGTAGCAGTACCAATCGATCCGGTACTCCTCGGTTTCCTGGGCTTACCCACTTTGGCGCTTCCCCGCCGATCCGTTTGACTTCTCGGACCAGCCGGCGTTCCAGTGCAGATTCTCTCATATTTGCTCCTTTCATCAGGTTGCCGATTTGCCCTGTACGCGCACGTACTGCGTTTTTACGCGTTTAAGTTATATTTGCGTATCCCGTATACGGGTTAATTTATATTTTTACTAAAATAGTAGATTTTACGGCAACCACGGCAACCAGCACCCGTGAAGGCCTGATGTTATGCGGTTTTATCTGGTTGCCTTAAAACGATTTTCACGGCAACCTCTCGGCAATTGCGGCAACTTTTCGGTTGCCGTGGTTGCCGTGAATTCATCTTACGGCAACCTTTTAAGGCAACTTTAGTTAGACTCGTTCAAACACTCGCTGAACCCCATAGCCAGGCACTTTGGCTTTGCTTTTTCGCTCCTTCCACTCAGGGAAGCGTCGCATAATGTCCATAATCTCTTTTGACTCCCAGGTACGCATATCACCGCGCTTTTTACCCAGGCATTCGGTCCATATTTGGGCTGCACACACTCGATCCCGAAGGTCATCGGTAGGGCGCCCCATGTCGTCCTCTAAAGGCATATCAAGCCATTCCTGAATAATGCCTTCTCTTGGATCCATCTCCATGTGTGCTGCTTGTTGTCGCTCTGCCTCCATGCGGGCTTCCTGATCAAGCTCCAAGGTTTCCCCCGCCTTAAACCAGCTCAATACCTCAGCCCATATTTGGCTCACTTCTTCCTCGGTCAATTCGTCCCAATGGCTTCTCGTCGCCCGATCCGGGAATATCTCGATGGGCCAAAAACGGCGGTTCCCAGTCGCGTCCCGAAGAAAATCACGGGTATTCGTTGTTCCGAAGAAAACACATTTCCGCGGGAACTCGGAAACCTGGCGATCGTAAGCCACCCGGTACCGGTCTTCTGTTTTGGATAAAAACGCCTTGACCTCTTCAACCTCAGTCTTTTTCATGGCCGACAGCTCGCCGATCTCGAAGATCCAGCCGCTCTGCAGGTGTTCGCCAGCTTCCTTATTCTCAAATGTCCGTAAGGAGTCAGAGAACCATTCACGGCCAAGCTTCGCCAGCAGGGAGCTTTTCCCGGCCCCTTGCGGTCCTACAAGAACCAGCATCTGGTCAAACTTGCAGCCTGGACGATATAGCCTTGCAACGGCTGCCAGTAACATCTTCCGTGTCGCCTGCTTGGTGTAATGGATGTCAGCTGCACCCAGGTAATCTATAAAAATCCGTTCTGCACGCGGCAGGCCGTCCCATGCAGCTCCCTCAACGTAGGACTTGATCGGATGAAACGTATTCCGGTGGACGACCTCAGTAAAGGCGTTCTGTATGGTCTTGGCCGAATTAATACCGTGAACCTTGGCAAACCAATGCTGAAGACGTTTATCATCTGCACCCAGCCAAGGCTCATAGGACCGACCAAGACGTTCCTTTTCACGCCACGGCAGAGCGCGTCGGATAACTTCGGTGTTACCGAAAGCGTCATAAGCCAGGACGTTCTTCCACGGTCCATGCGACAGCATGAGCTCTACGTTTCCCGCCGTTGGTAGCGGCTCCCCTGTCTTATGATGAATCTCCAGTTGATCCTCCCAATCCAATTCATCCGGGTCGTCTTCGTCATCGGGAAATTCGTCTGCCATTTCAGCGAAATCTGCTTGGCGCTCAGCGAAGACAAGCTTCTTTACCTCCGGCCTCTGTGCCGCCCACTGCTCCATAGCCAGGTGACTAGGCTTTTTCGCATCTGGCGTATGCTCTTTTACTCGCTCGTCAAGATGGCCGAATTTATGAACTCGTACAAGGTCGAAAAGATTATAAGTGCGTCCGTCTGCTATCGGATCGCTGTCTTGGTGGGAGAATGAGAGATCCTGATCCGGATAGACTTCCAGACCATTACCGCTGGAGCCCTTGGTATATGTGTATCGATCCGGCATTGAGCCTTTTTCGTAAACATCAGATAAAAAGGTTTCTATTCCTTCTTCAATGGAGAATGCCCTGCAGAAAAGGCCGATGGTCCCGAACTTCTCCCGAGGATCCTGCGCCCTCTTTGCTGCCAGTTGAGCGGGAGATTTTTCCTCTGGGTGCCGCGGCCAGGCCATGACATCATGCCAATCAGCGTATTCATCGAGTATCCGATCCACAGCAAGCGGTTCCCCCTCGAAGACTTCCAAGACCGGATCCGCGTCCTTGCTGCAGCTCGGCAGATACATAAGCCGGTGGACGTCAAACGTGGTCTTGTCGAAATACTCCATGCCGATATGCTCCGACAGTTTACGGCTGACGGCTGCATATTCATCCGGACTCATGTTCCGATTCACTGGAATGATCAGGCGGTATTTCGGTTTCTCCGGTCGATGGCTGTGTGTGGAGTAGATAACGTAGGCCGTCCCACCCAGCACCAGCTCAGCCGAAAATAAAAAATCATCGTCTCCGCGATCGACATCCAAGGTAATCAAGCTCCGGCTATCGACATTCTCTTTTTTCCGGCGTCCAGTGCGGACAAGCCCGCCAACAAAAGCGGGCCCATCCTTCACCTTACCGCGGGAGACATTGTTCATCTTGTCGTACTGGGCCATCGTCTCTGCTGTCCGCCGGACCTTCCGCAGCCGGTCCACGAACTCATCCCAGGTCAAATATTCAGTTTTCCAGTTCGTATCAGCCCGGTGCTTGCCGAAGCTAATGTCCAGTTCCTGCATGATGCCACCCCTATTACGTTCTATTTCACAAATCCTCTTGCAAACCTTAACTGCTGTTCGATATACGGATCGGTATACTGACCGCCCATCGCCAGCCAGTCGCCTATTCGCTTATTAATGTCCTCCAGGACAACCATAGGTAGCTGATCTGAGATTTTCAGGATCTCGTCCATTGGATTCGGCTTTGTCATTCTTCGAGCCTCGATTCTTCTTCGTTGTCTTCGTTGTCTTCCTCCTGATCACACCCACTACAAGTTGAATATGAATGCCTGTACTCGTAAGAGCCACACTCAGGGCACACAATGTACCTTAGAGTCATATCGAAATCCCTCCACTCATCGTTTTTCAATCAGCTGTAAGTCAATAGGTTCAAAGTGCACACCGCCGCAGCTTGGGCATAACGGTTCCTCTATCTCATCCCCTGCTGCTTGCTCAAGAGCAAATCGTTGATGGCATTCGTCACACTCAAAAGCTTCCCATTTCATAAAGCTTACCTCCTTGAAGGTGGCGGATCCGGTAAGGTCACATAGACCTCACCGATCAGCTCACCATTATCGTCATAAATCAAATCCCAAGGGATATCTTGAAAATAAGGATCCTGGTTATGCATGATCACTCACCAATCACCTATACCAGGCTGCCTTTCTTTCTTATGGGCTGCCCTTGATCAAACTTGATGTAATAATCTTTAATTTTCTTCATTCTGTTCCAGATTGCCTGATGGCTTACGCCTGCCATTTTTCCAATCTGCCGATAGTTAAATCCCTTCATTACTAGCTCCACTACTTCACGATCACGTGGCTTGATGGTGCTAAGGAATTCATCAACAAATACCAATGAATTATCATCCTCGGCTACTACCAAGAATTGAAAGTCTGATTTTTCATCCACCGTACCTGTCGTATAGTTAGTTTGGGATCTATCAATTTCATAGACATTTAATGATGCCAGATACTCCATCGCTGTCTGAACATACGAAACAGGTTTTCCAAAAAGTTCTGCTATTTTCTCTAAGGGTTCTTTCTCCAAACCTTTACGATATATTTTGTTAGCTAATGCAACGGTATGGGCTGGAAATCTGATCCGTGTCCCCCGTCGGGCTAGAAAATTTTGTAGATACCCTGTTACAGTAGCAAAAGCGAAGGTGGAGAAAGCGAAGCCTTTCTTTGGATCAAATCCCTTATAAGCTTTCAAGAGACCAATTTGCGCTTCTGCAACAAGGTCTTCATAATCAATAGCAGGGTCTAGGATTTGCCTATGATATCTCCCAGCCAGCCTGTGTACCATTCCTTTATGTTTTTCAATATCCTCATTAGTGAGAGTAAGTTCCATTAAACTCAATCCTTCTTATAAAAGTCCGTCTCGAATGCTTCGGCACGAAGTGGAAGCCCCGGCGCCCATTCGATCGGCTGCCCCATTATTTCGGTGATTTCGTTTAGAGAGTCCCTACCATTGTCGTAAGGCTCATCTACAATAACCTCATCATGGACATGCATCCGAGTCTCAAAGCCTGCAGCATCCAAGCGAAGCATGCTCACGGCCAGACAATCCCGGCTTATCGCCTGCACAATGTTCTCGACTAGCTTCGGACCGTAGGTGTCAATCTTGCCCCATGTCTTCTTTGTCTGGTCCACGCCGTCATAGATCAAAGCCGGCTTACCAAATTTCCCATCAACGATCCGAGGGTTTACGTAGGACAAACGCCTTTCGGATGGCAGCCGGATAAAAAGATAGCCGCCTTCGCAGTAGAACGTTAAACCGTACTGCAATTTAATCGTTCTTCGCTCCTGGACAGCCGTCATAGCTGCCTCATCAACGTCCCACCAGAGCTGAGTAATCTTCTTATTAGCTGCACGCCAGGTCTTAACGAGTGGCGGCAGCTCATCCGGAGTGAGCCCCATTTTAAGAGCCCCCATCTGCTCAAGCGCGCCCACAGCGCCACCATAACCCAATGCAAGCTCCGAGATCTTCCCTTTTTGGCGTAAGTCCTTGGTGATCTCTTCAAGGGTCAAGTGGAACATCTGCGCCGCCGAGGCTTCGTAAATCTTGCCATGTGTCTTGAATACCTCCAGCCGCCAAGTCTCACCCGCCAGCCAAGCTATCACCCGCGCCTCGATCGCTGAGAAGTCTGAAACGATAAACCGACATCCCGGCGAAGGAATGAAGGCCGTCCGGATCAGCTGAGACAGAACAAATGGAGGAGCACCGAATAACATTTCCAGCAGCTCATAATCTCCGGTCAACAGGAGATCCCTTGCAAGGTCCAAGTCCGGCAGTTTGTTCTGCGGGAGATTCTGCACCTGCACCAGCCTTCCCGCCCAGCGCCCCGTCCGGTTTGCTCCGTAGAATTGCAGCAGGCCCCTAACCCGGCCGTCTTTGCAGCGTGCGCGCTGCATGGCTTCGAATTTCTTCACGGATGTTTTAGCCAGCTGCTGCCGGAGCTTCAGCATCGTTTTAACCTTTTCGCTCTTCGCTTCTTTAATCAGACCCGGTATAGTGTCTTTGGTTAAGCCGTCGATCTGGATCCCTTCCTCTTCCTCCAGCCAGGCCTTCAACTGCGCCGGGCTATTCGGATTGTCCAGACCAGTGAGCTCCTTGGCCTCCTGAACCGTTCGAATCTTAAAGGCTTCATCGCATTCGATTGCCCGAGTATCTAGCTCCGGATGAAGTTGTATCCCGTTATCATTGATCTTCTGATCCAAAGCCCAGAGCTTATGTTCAAATTCGGATATCTCGTATTTCTCGATCATCTTCCGAACAGCCCGTTCTGCCTCCACGTCCTGCCGGTTGTATTCCTTATACTGCTGCCACTTCTCCGGATCATGATACGGAAGGTTACGAGCCCTCCCACCGTTCGCCTTCGTCGGTTTACAAGGCATTGAAAAGTATTTGATCAGAGCCTTCCCCGCACTGTCCTTTTGTTGCTCGACCTTCAAAACTTTAGCGGCTTTCTCCAGGTCTCCGGGCAGCCCTAAGGTCAGAGCATGAACACTTGAGCAGCGCCACTGTTCCGGGTGCATGGGGTGGCCCAAGTATTTCGATAGTGCTGTGCGTTCAAAATTGGCATTGAAGGCCGTTTTGATGACATCCATTTTGAGCGCCTTGATTACATCCCCAGGTAAGGCTTCAAAATCCATAAGATCGATAACGGTCACTGGATCATCATCAAAAGCAAATCCGAAAAGCAGGATTTCAAAGTCAGAGGATTCTACGTATGGGTAAACCCCTGAATCTTTAATGTTCACGCTGCTGTAGGTTTCAAGGTCGATCTGCAGTAGGGTCATACCCCCAACACCGCCAACAAGACGGATTTACAGATAGCTTCCTCTGCCGTGTCAGCTTGAACTGCACAATCATTACCTCCTGGCATAAATGGGCGAGCAATCCATGTTCCAAAGCTTGTAGGGTAAACACCAATCTGGTATCGATCCATAATTTCAGGCTTTTGTAAGACTTTAAATGCCGCATTCAAATTTGTAGAAGGTTTGAAATCATAGATAGCCTCTAGATCGCCCATAGTTACCCTGTCACCGTTTGCCCAGCAAGCTTGGCACCTACTAGAAGACTCCAAATTTTCTGTTTCCCACCCACAATCAGGACAAATATGGACATGTCTAACATTGAGAGCAATCCCCATCGCCTCAAATGCAACTGCACCATCAAGCTTACTACCCGGTTTCAAAGACAATATTTTTTCTCTGTTCATAGCTTTTTCCCTCCGATTTTAAAATTTGCGGTTATAAAAAGGGGCCTGTATCCCAAGCCCCTCCAAGAAGTAAATTAATTAATTCAGGAAATCGTCATCGTCGTCGCTAATGTCCACGATGTCGTCAAAATCCTCGCTAGCAAAATCGTCGTTCAGGCTACTACGCCCACCCAAGAAATCACCATCATGGACCTTAACGATGTTATTGAGTCCAGCTGCTATACCTTTATTTCCTTTCTGATCAAAAAGATAGAAATTGACAGAAACTTTTGCATAGCACCCGGAGTATACCTCCGTTGTGTCTGTGATCTCCTGAAACTTGGTCTTACCGTCCCCATCCTTACCGATCGGTTTGGCAATCCCAGGCTTGTTTTTACTCTTAGCATTAAAGAAATAGTGCCCTACATAAGCTTCTCCCTTTTCTTCCGCCTCTTCATCCCCGTCACGCAACGGCGTATGGAAGTCTTTCGGAAGCTTTCCACCATATTTGGCTTTGGCCTGCTCTTTGAGGGTTTCAATGATTGCCTTGTACTTAGCCAGCGTTGTTTTATCGTCTTTTGGAATCAGAATTGCCGTACTGTACCACAGATTCCCGTAATCGTCAGCTTCGGCTTCCCACACTTTCGCGTAGCTAAGTCGGATCTTTCCAGTTACCAATTTCGTAGTTTGATTATCGGTTGCCATATATTCATTTCTCCTTTTATTTGAATTAGTTCTTCCAACAGACCAAGCACCAGACGACATTCGGTCGATGTGGTAATCAGCCATTTCACCCATGACTACACCTCGAATTCCTCTCCAGCGAAGTCTTGATCAACACTATTCAGCTCCGGCCGTTTGTCCGTCTCCGGCACCAGAACCGGTTTACCTGGCGGCTTCACGATCAGACCATCCAGTAAGGAAGCAAGCTCCTTTTTGCCGATCTTCTTCTCCAGATCTCCAATGCCAAGCAGCTCCTGCGGCTTGAGATACTTTTCAGCTTCAACCTCTGCTGACTCCAAGGCCTTACGAGCGGCAGCCTTATCAGTAATGGACCGATTGCTCCGCCCTTCCACCAGTTTCCACGATGGGATCCTTGCGCCGGCTTTAGCCTGGTCGAAGGCATATTCCTCTACGTCCTTTGCCCACACTTTCAATTGTTCAGCTACAAATAAAACCGAGCCGATTTCGTCCATGGATAGAAGGGCTGGATCTTGAAACTCATACGCCAAGGCCTTCATATTCTCATCAGCCCGTGCACGGCAGTTACCCTTAACTTTGCACCACCTGCAATGGCTCCCAGGCTCGAATTCACCCTCGCCAGCGTCGGCCAGTGCCGCCGCAGGCTTAACAACGACCTCCGCCCAGTCAATCAGCTCTCCAAGCGGAAGCGTATCGGTACTGACGCTATCGAGGCGTGGCTGGACGATCGTCATGCTGACCTCGTTGATCGAATAAAGATAACTCCAATTCGACCAAGCGCCCAGGCCATACAAACGGAGCTGAGGGTTACCGATCGCACTGACTGGCACTCCCTTCCCGTATTTGAGATCGATGACCTCAAGCATGTCGTCCGAAATGAGCACAACGTCGCCGGTGCCGTATCCATCAGGCACCCACTCCGTAAAGTCCAGGCGCTCCTCTAGCAGAATAACCGCATCAGATGAACGGGCCTTGGCTGCCATGAAATGCTCCTCTACGACCTCCACATAGGCAGCCACAGCGTCCTCCATTTCCGGTCCGTAATAGGAGTTGTTCTTCTTGAATTCTTCCACGGCCTTATCAAGTCGTTTTCGCTCAGCCGCATTACAGGGGGTTAGCCTCCGGCGTAGGATCAGCTCAGACAACTCATGGGCTGCGGTCCCTTCATCGGCAAACTCGCTACGTTTATCGGGAATGCTCTCCTGCAGCCGGGCGCTGGGCGGACAGTTTATCCACTGATCCGCCTTGGACGCACCCAATAAGGCATGAGCCCGTTCAGCATGCGCTGGCTGCGTCATAGAGCCTCCAGCTCAGCCATGAAGGCGATCCGTTTCTCTTCTGGGACATCCGAGATCGACGCGCTTTCAAACTTGCCCAGCAGCTCCTTGATGGCCGGCTTTTTCTTAGGATCTTTGCCAACTTCCTGCGCTTTGGCCCGGAGCTCAACAACGGTTGGAATCTCCACTTCCTCGTTGTCGTCATTCGTCCCGGCTTCATCGTCTTGGGTGACAGTCTTATCCGGCGTTTCCTTCTGCTGTTCTTTCTTCATTTCGTTGGTTTTACGGGTGCGCTGTTTAGGCTCATCCGAGACGGTAGTAGACGGAGCTGCGACCCCGCCGAATGCAGCGGACAATGTAGCGAATTCCTCTATGGCTTGTGCGGCGTTATCGCCGTTAATCGTAATTTGTACGGGCATGTATAAGTCCTCCTGAGAATTGAATTAGTTGTTTTTTGCTTAACGCTCAAAGTGTTCAACAACCGACTTGATACAGTCTGTGCAGACCAACTTGGATTGGAAAGGCTTTAATTTTTCGGGTTCTGTCTCCCCACAGATGAAGCAGCCCGGAGCATATTTCTTGAGGATGATCTTGTCACCCTCGCTATAGATCTCCATAGGGCTCCCATCGGCGATGTCCAGCACCCGACGCAGCTCCTTTGGAACAACGACGCGGCCGAGAGAATCAAGATAACGAACGATTCCAGTATCTTTCATATTGCTTCTCCTTCCAGCCAGTGATAAACTGGCCGTAGTATGTTGATTATTTGCTTTGCAGCTTAACGGGTCCTACGCCGTTCAAGCTGCATTTTTCTTTTTCATTCTTGAAGCCAGGCTGACATATTGCCGGCGGTAGATCTCCCGGAGCAACGAAGATTTTGTTGTCTCGATCAGCTCCATCAGGTTTTTACAGCTGCGGATCCGCAATCTCTTGTTCACTTTTCTGGTTCACCTCCTTTCAATTCTCCATCCATTCTGATAGGACTTTTGACTCCCTCTGTCGAATAATTGGTAGTTGTCCGGCTTTATTAATTCGAATAGAAGGGAGGAATTGCATAAATGAACGAAATTAAAGTTACTTTTTCTGACGGAACAACCAAGACGTTCCACGAAGAACAAACTTTTACGGCAATTGATTTTTTTCCCGGATAATGAAAATCCAAGGAAAAACTACCCGTCTCATTCTGAGGTTTATGGATTATGGAGTCATGTTCATGATGGTTTAGCCCCAAGTTTTCTGGAGCTTATCGCTAACTCCAAATTCTTTTTTGATGTCGAAAAACCTGAAATTATTTACAGCGCTCAATCGGTTGTAAAGCTTGAAATAATTTAATTAATTTCGATGTGATCACCATGTGTGGTTGCATCGATTTCTTTATCCAATTGTGATTTAGCTTCGGCAATCACCAGCAAATACGGATTTTGTGGGTTAGACCATCTCGCTGATTGTTCGCAATTCCGAAATTTCTCTTTAATCTCTCCATAAGTCAATGCACCGCTTTTAACTTCACTTAGTAGATCCTTCGCTTGATTCCTGACATAGTTATTAAAATCCAATTCTTTTTCAGCCATCCTTTTTTCCATCTGTGATTTCATTTCATTGCTCCTTTCTAACTATTAGATTTTCAATATTCTTATCCAGATCAATCTGACGAAAATAAAGTTGTCCTCTCTGCCGGAAGTATGGAATCTCTCCATCCTTGACCATTCTCCGCAATGTGCTTACTGAGACCTTCCGGTATCGCGCTGCTTCCTTTATATCGAAGATATTGGAATATAGACGGCGCTCGATTTCAGGCTGCAGCTCACTAAGTAACTCTTGCTTCAGGTCTGAAACGATATCGGCTCTTAGAGCGTCGATGAGATCAGAAGTGGCCGTCATAACAGCCCTACAAGTTTGAGCAACTCTGTGAATTTTTCTGGATAGTAGTGTGGCGCCGTCTCTCTTGGGCTATTGGGATTGATGATATTTTTTCCGAAACCCAATCCGGTATCGGTCAGGGATTTGTATTTCTTTATCCCGCCTTTACTGGAGGGACGTTCTTTTTCCTCCAGTATTCCGTGGCTTAAAAGAAGAAGATTAAAAGCACTTGTCCTAATTCCGATCCCCTGTTTTTTGATAAGCTCTGTAGCCGATTCCGTTATAGGTTCGTCGGCATAGCCTGGCAAAGGTAGTGATAGTCCGTGTTGACGGTTGAAATCCCCTAACAGTTTTAAACGTCCGCTTTCTGGGAGTCGTAGAACATTAGCCGCGACTTCTACCATGTACGCCTCTTTCTTGAAATGGAGTAAGTCAGAATCAGCACCTGGTAAAGCGTACTGCCCGGTCTTTTGTACTGATGGAAGCATATCTTCGTAAATCCAATCTTGAAACGGTATCGCTTTGGGTTGTCCTGATTGTCCAAGTACACGGTTAAGGGATAAGTTCGAAATGAATTTTTCTCCTGTGTTATGCAGGTTTCTAACATTCCGATTTAGAATGTTAGAATTGGAGACGCTATATATGTGTTCTTCTTTACAGAACTTCAAGACGTTTGCAGTTGCCTTCTCCCCTTGGTACTCCAGTACAGTTGCTACATCCTTAGCACTGATAATGAAGTCGCCTTTAAATGGAATGTTTACATCTTCCGGCATTAGAACTAAAATCGAATGCTGTCCTTCAAATTGAATCATTGCCTTCATCACTTGCTCACCTCGCTTTCCATTCCGAGCATTTTCGCAATCAATGGCTTTTGCTTTTCACCAGATCGAGCACCTTTGAAAATATCGGATACGTATGAAACTGATACGCCGATCTCTTTGGCCACATCAATCATCTTGATATTGCGCTGAAACATAATCTTTCTGGCTTCGGCTCCGAATTCTGTGTAATGGGTCATCGTTCAAGACCTCCCTCCTAAAGTTCGTAAAAACAACAGCTTAATTGTTGACACATGACTGAAAATATTCTAATATCAGTTAAGAAGGCACAACCAAATAAACGTCGTTGGGGAACGATTTTTAAATTAGGGTTATATACCCTCTGGTTTTTTATTGCCTTTTCGCGGTTAATTAAGCTGTTGACACCATGATATCTGAAAATATTCAGAGTGTCAATTCATTTTTGGAAAATATTCTAAAGGCGGTTTTCTTTATGTTAGAAAATATTCAAAACCTGTGTAAGGAGCGAGGCATACCTATTTCTCGCCTAGAAAAAGAATTGGGGTTTAGTAACGGCTCTATCTACAAGTGGGATAAAACCTCTCCATCCGTTGACAAAGTAATAAAAGTAGCTAATTTTTTTAACGTGACGATTGAGGAAATCTTAGATTTACCGATTAACGTTGATCTATCAGAAAGAGTTAGGTTAATCACAATGGAATTATCTCAAGGACCATACGGACGTAGGAGTTTTCGCCCCGAAGCGATCGCCCCGATAGCCGAAAACCTAAAACATCTAGAAAATAAGTACGATGTAAAACCACCTCAAACAGCTGAAGATGTTCTTGATCTTCTCTACAATTCAACAGACGAGGATTTTTTAGTAGAAGTGTTGCGGTCACTAGAAATGGCCAAGGAACAAATTACACAAGCCTCTCAAACTAATTACAAGCCTGAAACCATCGCTGCCCATCACGACGGAGAGGATTGGACTGAGGAAGAACTTGAGGATATCGAACGGTTCAAGGAATTTGTGAGGTCAAAACGAAAACATCAGGAGTGACGCCTATGATCTACGACAATTTACTTAATGAGGCTGCACAACTTGGTATCGACACTTATGAGAAACCGATGAGCCCTCGAAATAAGGGTTTGTATAGCGATAATGTTATTTGGATAAATAAATTTCTACGAACAAGAACAGAGAAAGCCTGTGCTGCCGCAGAAGAAATCGGGCACCATCATACGTCATTCGGCGACATCCTTGACCTATCAGATGTTTCTGCTCGAAAGCAAGAACTACGAGCGCGGCAATGGGGATATAAAAGGCTTGTACCTCTCTCGTCGATTGTACAAGCCCATAATGCCAAGGTTAAAGGCAGGTTTGAAATAGCAGAGTATTTAGGAGTAACAGAAGAGTTTTTACAAGCATCAATAGACCGGTACCGTGATCGGTTTGGCGTTCTTACCACCATAGAAAATTACATAATCTATCTCGACCCCCTTCATGTTGTAGAAGTATTAACTTAACCTTCGCGCTTTCCAGCCGCAAGGCTGTTTATTATACATAAAAATAGAACATACGTTTGGAGTGATGTAAGAAATGGCTTGGAATGAACATCTTGGTGGCAATAGGTACAAACTTGTTGAACGTGATCCATCGAAAGCAAAAAGACCGAAAAAGTCTATCACGGTAGAAATGCCGGAGGAAATTGCGCGGTCTAAATCGGAAAAGAAAAAAGAGGCGTGGCTGGCACTCGAAGAAGCAAAGTGGAGCGAATTAGTCATGACCGGGCAGTACGAGGGTAAAGGCAAAAATCGAAGGAAATCAGATAAGAAAACTTTTGCAGAATTCGTCCCGATCTGGCATAAGAGTTACGCTAAGGGGAACATGGGCGGGAAAACAATTCTGAACACTATGAGTATCATTAATTCCAGGCTTCTCCCTGAGTTTGGCGACACATGGATAAACGATATCACAACCCTTGAACTTGTTGAGTGGTTTTCCGAACTAAGAAATTTAAAAAATGATGAACCACTGGCTACAAACAGCAAACTAAACATTTATAAGGCAGCTAAGTCAATTTTCGACGCTGCAACCGAATGGAAAGTAATCAAGGAAAATCCCATGGACGGCGTGCAGCGTCCGAGCCAAAGCAAGAAAGAGAAAAAAGTGATCCGATCCAGGAAGAAAGCTTACACCCGCCAAGAGGTTGAGAAGCTCCTGACGGCCCTGTACACCCTTCCTACCCGCTGGCGACTGTATTTTACCGGGGCAATGCTTGGAGGCTTCAGACGGGGCGAATTGTTGGCCGTGGAGTGGCCTAACGTGGATCATGAACAGTGTGCGGTCTGGATCGAGAACCAAATCACTTTGGACGAGGAAGGTAACAAGATTGAAGGAGAAGTAAAGACGGAAGAATCAGAGGGCTGGGTGGCTATGCCAAAGTGGTATATGGACGAGCTTAAATCTTATCGTCGAGAGTGGGCCAAAGAAAAGTTAAACTCTAAATTGTGGCTCGGGGGCGATAAAGAATATGTATTTCATTCCGGAAAAGGTGTGATGTACTATCCAACTACTCCTACACTTACCTGGAGCCGATTCCTTGCAGACAACAAGCTGCCTCATGTGAAGCTACACGGCCTACGTCATACTGCCGGTATGCTGCTACGGGAGTCAGGCGCTGATCTAAAAACAATACAGGAGCGATTGCGGCACACGAAGCTGGACACGACAGCAAACATCTACACTCATAAATCGGAAACGATCAGCAAGGCTGCAGTTGCCCACCTGGAAGAGCTAAATCCAAAAAGGATGAAATTTGCCCCATGA